TCTTAAACAGTATGATGAAGCAGTGGATCAGGTCATGGGCCGAAGCTCAGATGAAAAGGGTGCCGATAAAGCAGTCTCTATACGCCGAAGTCAGCAAAAAGAACGGGCTCGTTTACAAGCCGAGATCGAGGCCGAACAGAAAAAAATTAGTCAACTTAATGAAGACCGGGCACCTCTCGCGGCAGAGAACAGGAAGATCGAATCAGAAGTCGGTCCTATAAAATACATAGCGGCCCTGGTCTACGGAGACAATCCGGATCAGAATGTGTTGGAACGGGCTGTTAGACTTGTGATTATCATCATTGTGTTGGTGTTTGATCCATTGGCCTTGGTGTTAATTCTAGCCGCACAGCAGAGCATACGCTGGGCCAAGGAAGAACAAGAAAACAAAGAAGAATCAGGATCAACTTTGGATGAACCAACAGCAGAGGCACCAACAGCGCCGGAAGTCGCTGAGCCCATAGCTCAGAACGAGCCCGATGAGCCTCAAACCAAGTTTGATCCCCTGGCATATTTGAAACGGCCATTTGAGCATTTTAAGAATCTCGTGCCTATGGTAGCACCTCCTGCCCCCAGCACACATGCCATACACGAAGATGCGGCCGCCATGGCCATAACCCCACCCGAAGAGATACCCGGGGTCGAAACCAGACCGTTTACTGCGGAGGAAACAGCGGTGGTGGATCAACCTATAACTGCTAATATAGCATTTTTATCGGACAGTGATCATCTACGCTACGAAGGAAAAAGTTATAGCATAGACAGTTTCAAACATCAGTTTCCTGAGCTCAGTGCTCTGGCGGACAATCACCCCAGTTTGGGCAATGCATCCAATGCTGATTTTGGAACATCATTTCCGTTAAAGCCAATCAAAGGTGACATGTTTTTAAGAACTGATTACTTGCCTAGTAGGTTGTTCAAATGGAATGGTGCCAAATGGGTTGAAAGTGATAAATCCTTAACAGATAACTACGCATTTAATGAAGCGTATATCAAACATCTAGTGGACAAAATTGCGTCTGGCGAATACGACCCAGATGAACTCACTGAAGCAGAACAAACCCAAATAGCTGAGTATTTGAAAAATCAACAATCGGGCAAATCCGAGTAAATAGTACATGTCATATTACAAACCAAAATCAATTCGTGGATGTAGCGTAATCGTTCAAAACGATCAAGTGGACAAAGCTCTGCGTAAATTCAAGAAAAAAATTCAAGAATCTCGCTTGCTTGAAGAAATAAAAGAACGATCACACTATGAGAAACCTACTACTGAACGCAAACGCAAACGCGGTGCGGCACAGGCCCGTTGGCGTAAAAAACTACGCGAACAAGAATTACCAAAAAAGTTGTATTAAATAATTTTTTCTGTATAATAAATAAACATGTAGTGCCAATAATGGGCTACACACCAAAGTCATAACTTGCTTATTAAGGAGATATAATATGACACAATTCACACTTCACACCCTCGATTTACCTAGCCTACACCGTCATGCCATTGGCTTTGACCAATTGTTTGAGCAGTTAAATCGTACTTTTGCCAACAGCAAAAGCGACGGCAACTACCCTCCACACAATGTGGTCAAAATTGATGACACACACTATGTGATTGAGTTGGCAGTGGCTGGATTTGCTGATAGCGAAATTGATGTGGAACTAAAGGACAACATCTTGACAGTCCGTGGCGACAAAGCCAAGGACGAAACGGAAGTTGAATATCTACACAAAGGTATCAGTGCCCGCAACTTTGCCCGCACATTTCCTTTGGCTGAACACATCGAAGTTCGTGGGGCCACTGTTAAAAACGGTATTCTTTCGATTGCACTAGAACAGATAGTGCCCGACGAAGACAAGCCCAAAAAGATTGCAATTACTTTCACAAAGTAATATAATCTAAGCAAGGGCGGGCTCATCCGCTCTTGCGTTAAATACTATACTATGTCAGATCCTGAAACTAAAAATAAATCTAAAATTGCTCCTAATGCCAAGGTCAAAGAACCCAGCCAATTTAGAGTTATCTACATCAATGATGAAGTAACCACTATGGAGTTTGTGGTAGAAACATTAAAGATAATGTTCTACTATGACGAATCAGCCGCAGTGGCAATCACAGAAAAAATACACGACGAAGGATCAGCAGTGGTAGCAGTACTACCATATGAAATTGCCGAACAAAAAGGCGTTGAGGTCACGCTGTTGGCTCGTAGTCACGGATTTCCATTAAGTGTTAAACTTGAAAAAGAAGTATGATATTCAATCACATCAAAGAACTCAAAGCTGAAGGTAAAAAAATCGGCATCACATTCTCAACCTTTGACATGCTACACGCCGGGCACATTGCCATGTTGAGCGAAGCAAAGAACCATTGCGATTATCTTATTTGTGGCTTGCAAACTGACCCCACCATAGATCGCCCTGATACCAAGAACAAACCTGTGCAGAGCATTGTGGAACGACAAATCCAACTGGCGGCCTGTCGCTATGTGGACGAAGTTGTTGTTTATCAAACTGAACAGGACCTAGTGGACCTGTTGTTGATCTTGCCTGTAGATGTGCGTATCCTGGGTGTAGAATATCAAGACAAAGACTTCTCTGGACAGCATGAATGTGCCATGCGTAGAATTGAATTGGTGTTTAACGGCAGAGATCATTCATTCAGCAGTTCGGGCCTGCGTAGCCGTGTGGTTGCGGCTGAAAGCCAAAAGCTCTTGACACAATCTCGATTATAGTGTATAATACAAGCATGGATGTAATGCTTGATTTAGAAACCTTAGGGACTCGACCAGGGTGTGTTATATTAACACTGGGTGCAGTTCGATTTGACCCTTACAGTTTGCGTGAACCTGGACCGGGCATTTACTTTCGTGTGGATGTAGATGAACAAACTGCGTTGGGCCGTGAAATACAAGAAGACACACTCAATTGGTGGATCAGTCAAGCCGATGACATCCGCGAAGAAGCCTTGGGCGAATCGGATCGTGTTAGTCTAGACACCTTGTACCGAGACCTCAATCGATTCCTAGTGGGTGCCAACAACATCTGGGCACAAGGCCCGTTGTTCGACTTTGCCATCCTGGAAAACTTGTATAGACAAATGGGTTGGCCTACACCGTGGCAGTACTGGCAAATTCGTGATAGTCGTACCCTATTTGGTGTACACGGCGATCCTAGAATCAAGGGCAAAGCAGGTCTACACAATGCCTTGGAAGACTGTGTTAGCCAAGCGGTAGCAGTACAGCAGGTATACAATAAACTAGGGATACAAAAACAATAATGCAAATAATTTTTAGTCGTGCGGTAGCAGAAGAATTACGCAAACAACATACGGTGTTGGAGTTAGAGACCATTGTAAAGGATGGCATAACCTTGGATGCATATTGTGTTGTTCCTGCTGATCGAATCAACTTGTCAGAATTACCGCAACTTGAACACAACTGTAAATTGCATCAAGCATTTGTTGATGCTTACAACACCAAAGACTACAAGATCTGCAATGATCTCTTTCCGCATCTACTTGGTAAATTTGGCGGAGAAGTAGACACTTTTTACCAAGAAATTATACAAAGAATAAGTATCTAACACTAGATAATTTTATCCGTTTTCCACTTAAATAGCAATAAGTGGGATCGGATCATGTCAATAATACTACAGTACTTCAAGGTATTTGTTCTGGCAACTTTGTTGTTGCTGGGATTGTTACGACCTCAATATACTGCATCATCTCCCTTGTACGGTGGGGATCGACATCATCACGACAAGTCGGCTGTAGCACCGGAATTTCGTCCCAAACAGGTACAATTAGCCTCAGGCACTGCTGAATGTGTTAGAACGGCCTGGATTGGTGATGTTCGTAACAGAACTGTGATCTGTGTTGAATGGCGTACAGTCAAGCGGGAAGGCCGGTAATGGATCCATTAACGCTCTTTGCTCTGGCCAATGGCGCTGTGGCCGCTGTGAAAAAAGGATGTCAATTATACAAGGACATCAAAGGAGCTGCCGGCGATGTCAAAGCTGTGCTCAAGGATCTTGACGAGCAATTTGGCAACGCACACAAAGACAAGCCTGCCAGCATAGAGGCCCGTAACCAGTTTGTACAAGAAAAAAATCGCATAATTGAATTGAACAAACGCGACGGCGAAACCACAGGCATCTATACCGAACTCGGAGAACACCTTGGGGCCTACTACGACAACTACTACAAGTGCATGGCCATCTTTGAAGAAGAAGAAAAGCACAGCCAACATGAAATTTAT